ATGAGTTTTCCAGATGATATTTATGAAGCATCTGCTTACGAATGGCTCAAACAACAGGATCTGACAGCCAAGACCCCCGCTGAAGTTTCTAAGGCGTTAGCTGAGGCAATTAAGCAAGCTAAAGGTATTTCGAAGTCTAGCGAGAGTCCTTGGGGAAAGTAAGTGTTCGTTTACGTGACTTTAGCGGCTACACTTTGTGTGTCGCCTAATTGACAGTAGTTTCCGTACCAGTAATTAAGTTTCTCTAGCGAACCCATCAAGTCGCTAATACCCATCTCCCCTACTGCTTAACAAGATGTGGCAGGGAGCGTATAAATGTAAGCGAATTCGTTGATATATTTATCAGTTTGTCCACTTTGAAAAGATATACCGCGAAGAACTAATTAAAAGTACTCTAATCTAAACAAAGGACAGGTTTTTAATAAATGGGATTTTTTTCTTGGATTCAAAAACAACTATCCAATCAAAATAAGGAAACTACTAATTCCGATGAAAAAACTGTTGAACCCTACATTTCTCCTGACAGAGATATGAAAGAGTTCGAGGCACAAGCCCAGAATTTCCCCTCAATGCAGATAGACAAACGACTAATGCAACCCCTTGAAGAAGATTTGCTTCCTGGAGAAATCATTCTTCTGGAATGGTCCAACCATAAAAGCAAACACGCTAGCATACCCGCCTATTTCGAATACGATTATGGCCTCAATGCGGCTATAGACAGGCAGAAACTTATCAGACTAGGTTACCTAACAACTGCATCACCTTCCGAATCATTAAAATCCTTACGAGTACCTGAACTAAAAGATATTCTAAGGAACAACGGTCAAAAACTATCAGGAAAAAAGCTTGAGTTAATTCACCGTATCACTGATAATATCGACGAGGATCTGTACTCAGCCGCTATTCCAAGTAGATCTCTCGTATGTACGTCTGCTGGTGACAAACTTTTAAAGAAGTACAGTCACTTAGTGTGGGCTCACAAAAGTAATTCTAAAGACGGCATAATCAGCGTAGCTAATGCCCTGAACCAATCCGTTGAAGAAATGCAGTCGAAACTAGATCATTCCAGAAACCAGGTAGGACTTACCCAGCACTTTCTGGCGGAACTTACAGATTATGGTGCCAATACTTATGAAATTCTTGGTTCACTTGATATAACAACTTGTGCAAAATGTGGTGAGATGGATGGAAAGGTATTCCAGACATCTCATGCCAAACCTGGGGTTAACCTCCCGCCTTTTCATGATGGATGTCGATGTGAAATTGTTCCCCACATTTCTGGGTTGCCAGTATCAGACGAAAGAGTAGTACGGAATCCTAAAACTGGGAAAAATGAATATGTTACTTACAAGAACTACACCCAGTGGCGTAAAGAGATGGTACAAAAGTATGGTGCTGAAGTATTCAAATAACCTCCGCCCAACCTGCTGATGGCTTTAAAAGCTGCAAATACATACCCCCATTCTAGGAGAAATAAAAATGAAACGTATATTTACACTTATCGCAGTGACCCTTGCTGGATTTTCACTCGTCGCTTGTAGTGACCAGAAAGCTAGGACAAAATATTATGATAGTGACTTTATCTCCGCATTAGAAAATGGTCTCCAAAAGCGCTGGGCGATCACTGATAATGTAAAGAGCACCGACAAAACTTCCGAGGATACTTTAACTAAGTCTCTCAATGCAGAACTTAAAGTTGTGAAACCTTACGAAAATAAGAAGTTCAAAGACAACAAACTACACGAGCAAGCCCTGACCTATATTAATGCCTTGGATGATCAGAAAACTGCATTGAACAGCTACGACAAATTCTCTTTCTTCAACAAGTGGAATAAGGCGTACAACACGCGTACTAAGATGATTGTACAGATTAATCAGAAGCATAAACTGAAAGTTGCCGACAAATATAAAAATGACTTAACTGAATTAACCCGAAACGGTGATGCTGTTACCACAGAAAATAAGAAAACCGAAGCCGTTAATACCCTGCTCAAGTCCATTAAGTTCAAACAGACAAAAGACGATGGATACACCTACACATATGATGCTAAAGTTAAGAACTCATCTGGCTATTCGTTCAAGAACTTCAGTATTAAGGTGAAATTGATGGACTCTAAGAAAACTACAATTGATACGCAGTATGTCTCTGCTAATGACTGGGGTAAGGAACAAACTAATCAATTTGAATTTATGACTAACAAAAAGTTCTCTTCATACAAAGTCATTCTCGATTACACAGACTAAGTTAATTCAAAATAAAAAGCGCATCCCCTCCCGCCAAGAAGTAAGATACGCAAATATAATCTAAGGAGAGTACAGGAATTCAAGTCGATTTGGAATCACTTGATACCACAGCATTCCAACCAACATAAATTCAAAAGTGCACCATTTGTGCACCACCTAGGCGGGTGAATTACATAATACAAGGATAACCATACCTTTTTCATGTTTCTTCTCTTATAGTGTCACCCAGCCCCTGTTAAAATTTAGTTTTTCTTCTAACATTGCTTTTTAAATTTACCACATAGTCTGCAACTATTATTTGGCGAACCTTAAGTGTATACTTTAGATATCATGAATGGAGGAATACAGATGAAAATGAATAAGTTTCTACTCATTTTAAGCCTACCAATCTTAGGAGTCGGATTAACTAATCCACTTACAATCGCTTCTGCTTCAAGTTGGAAAAAAGGAACACCTAAAGTTTTAAGAGGTGGCTATTGGACGTCATCAACCCATGTAGAACATCCGGTAGAATTTTCAGCCAAAAAAAAATCTTTCTTCGTTGGAGAAAGTGGCATGCCAACAACTATGGTCTCTCATTCGCATTATAAGTATTCAAAAGGTGCTTACTTTCTAAAGGGGTATGCAAAACCAGCTGGAACCTTTAAGGGTGGGAATGTCATATACAAAATTGTTAAAAAAGGTCATTATCTGAATCTAAAATGTGTTAAAGGCTCCTATGAAAAAGGAACATTATACAGGTAAAAATGAAACTAACTCATTAAAGTTTACTAGTTACATATATTTTATATTCGATAGAAAAAACCACCCTACCCAATCGGATAGAGTGGCTTCACTGCTACTTAAGTTTCTTCACGTAATCGGTGTTACTCGTGATATATAGCCCATTCCCTAGCTTCAGCCGTGTAATCTTCCCATAGCTGACTACGCTAGCAATGTCAAAGACAGTCCCCGAATTAAAAGTCAGTTCTTTTTTCTTGAACTCTTTGTCGTGGTACCGTGTCACATTAGTCTTAGCCTTAACTTGCTTGGCTGCCTTCAAATAGGTGGCCTTTTTTGCTGGCGTGGATGAACTCCCACCGACACCAGTCTTTAGGTCCTTAGCAAATTGAGACTTGCTGATACCCCACTTAGCTAAATACCCATAAGGATCCTGATGATTTCCCCACAAGTTATCAGACACCCATTTGTGAGTCTTAATTCCATTGCCGGAACCATCTAAAGTCAGTGGAATACTGTACTTGCTTGCGTAATATCGAATCACCCAGATGTATCGTTTGTAGCTTTCATTAAACCGTTTCTGGCTATCTACATGAGCTAACTCCACTTGGAATGGACTGCGTTCGTTAGCGGGTGAACCAGCACCGTAAGCGATGTACCCTGGTGTCCCCACAATATAAATACCTTGGTCGTCCACAATCGCATGAGTGTACGCATTCTGCCAGTGGCCACACATGTAACTGGCTTCACGCTTCCCTGAGTCTACACCTTTATTACTATCATTCCCTGTGTCGTGAGCAGTAATATATTGGGGCGATGTCTTTCGATTGTCACCCGCATTGGCTGCCAATTCATAACTATGATTCAAACTATATCCCATTATTTGCCATCCCCTTTAACCTGAAATCCCTTGAATCCATCAAACAGACCGGACGTAAAGCCACCTACTAGAAGCCCCATAACGGCTCCCGACAGATAGTTATGGTCAGCCGTCACAAGTACCGACAGCAGGCCAACTACTACTCCAATCGCCATCGATAGCCATGGCATCCATTGGTTAGGCACCTTTGTCTGCTTCACTGCTTGTGTCAAAACAAAAACGACTAAAGTGGTCAATGCCAGTTCAGTCGCCGTTCCTAAATTGAGTTGCTGGATATAATCCATGCTACTCACCTCGCTTCTTCAATTTTTCGTTCTCTCGCTTTAATCGGTCATTCTCACGTTTCAATCGCTTAATCTCATCATTTTTAGTTGGCGGCTTTCCGGCGTTAATCCGAGCCACCCACACTGGCACATAGCCGACCGCAATAGCAGAGATTGCAGAGAGAATGGCCGTAAATACCTTGTCGCTCAACTTTAATCATCCCCTGTAAAAGCGTAACTGATAATCCGACAAATCACCCCACCAGTCAAAACAGCACCCGGACTAATCAGAGTTCCCATTTCCATGTCGTGAACCAAGAATCCCAAAAAGAAACTCATCCACACAAAGACTAGGCACCCAATCATAATTGGCCGGGCGTAGAACCAGTGGAAGTCCCAGATTGAATAAACCATCGCAAACGTCCCGATAACTGCAATTAGAAAAATCGATACCGGATCATCTAGAACGCCCAGCATGGTATGTGCTGGCGGTTTCAAGTCAAAAAAGTTAACTTGAATGATGAAAACAATCGCAATGGCGTACGTCTCAACGGCGGACCAGAACCAGAACTGATTCTTTTTGTAATGATCGTACAGTTTGCTATCCATATTAAAAGCACCTCTACTTCCCTGTCTCGTCAGTAGCCGGTGCTTTGTATGCAGTGCCTGTAATTGTTTTGTATTGCTTGTCGTCAATAAAATCATTCTCCCGGTACCAGTCAATTGTCGGTGTTAGTTTACCCCAACTGTAGAACATCTTGATTAATGTGTAATTCATGATTACTTTCTCCTATTCTGTTGATGTGGTATTGGCCACCATAAACTGTGAAAACTGTCCGCCAAGCTCACTCGTAGCTGTCTTAACACTATCTAAATCAACGGCGGCTACTGCTTGGGCACCGCCTAGCTGGGCCGCGATATCCTTTAAGCTTTCAATGGTCTCAGCCTGCTTATCAACTAGTCCAGTCAGATAATCGATATCCAAACTGGGAAGATTGCCAGGCGCTTCAACACGGCCATTGTCCATTAATCGGTACATCCACCAGTAACGGGTGAAATACTGCACCGAAGTAGCCGAAATATCAACAGCTACCAATCCTTCAGCAGATTCTAGTGCTGGTAAAGTGTCTTTATAAGGAAATTCAGTTTTTGAATCTGGCTTTACATAGTAAGTTGCCATTATTTTTTCTCCTTAACCTTGTGTGTACGTGCAATTAAAAATAACAATTCCCTCTGTTGTCCACCCGTTAGGTGCAGACCCACGTACGATAATTTGTGAATTACTTAAATCAAGACTAGCCGACAATGCATAGTCACCACTGGTAAGTCCTTTTATCATGTTAGATTTTACAATCCAGTTTTTACCCTGCAGTTCTGCTGGTAAATCTGCAACTTTAAGAGCGCTATCTACATTGCCATAGTTTCCACCAATATCAGCATATCCACTAAGATACAAAATTCCGTTGACCAAACGATAAAAAGTTGTTGCATTGCTATTTACTACTAGCTTCCAAGACGCAGCTTCAAGGCTTTTCAAATCGTCGTCGGTAAACCGTCAAAGAATAGCCCCGCCCAGTCTTCTGATTCACATCGTCCCAAGCTTTTCGGCGTAGGTCGAAATAGGACTCAATTCCAGCTAAAATTTGTGGCTTAACTGCCGCCAACGTTGTAATCGTTGCCGTTGACACAGTCGTTTCAATTGCAATCTTTACCTCTGTGGGAGCAACCACCGTAACTGCATGACCGATTGTCACTAGGCCGTAACCCTGTTCTTCAGCGTCTACCGGGTCGATAGCCTCTTTGACCTGACTCAACAATTCCGGGCTCGCAGCACGCAAATCATTATCCACAATGACTAGCTTGACCGTGCTACCACCACGCCAAGTTGGGTAAATCTGACCGGCACCCACAGACTCAATCTTACTAAGCATGTCGAGATAGTCCGCAATGTTCCCGCCATACGCGTTGTAGGCGTCCGGAGAGAGAATCCGGTCCCGTAAGTGATCATCAGTCTCATCATCCTTAGCTGGCACAGCCACCGAAGTAATCTCAGCCCAACTCAACGCGTCATTCGGCGTAACTGGGAGAATCTGGCCTTGGTAGCCATTTGGCCGGGTGCCGGTCTCATCAGCTACCAACAGTGCAGTCAGGTCCGTGTTAACTTCTTTGACGTGATAGAAGATTGGTTCTTCCCCGACACTCGCAAACTGGTCACCAACAGCTTTCGGCATCTTTTCGTCAAGGTTGAATTGCTTGGTGATATTGGCGATAGAGATAACCATATTGGATTCATCAACATCAGATGGGTCAACCAACGTACTCCAGTACCGTTCGTTCTTCAATTCATAAGATTGCCAGGCGTTAGAGTAATTTGCATTAGGTTGAGTAATCGTCCGTCGTGCACGGTCCCGACGCCCTTCATCAATACTTAAAACTGGTACCTTGATATGCTTAGCGCCATCGAATTTGACAACACTGTTAGATGGAGAGTTCCACAGATTGGCTGAGAATAAATGCCCATCGTAAAATGCTTGCTGAACCGCTTGTTGATAAGCGTCAGCGTAGTTAACTGTTGCCATAAATTATTCCTTCTTCCTTTTATTTAAATGCATCAACTAAAGTTTGAACTTGGTTATTATCGTCAGAACCATTGCCACCCTTAGGTTCATAGCCACCTTTAGACCCTTCATCAAACAAATATCCGTCAGACTTACGAAGTGTACCGAGCTGGTCGTCTAACCCTTCCAGCTTGCCTTCATCAGTGAGTTTGACCTTATCCATATCAAGTAATCCTTCCACAGCCTTAGGGTTACGAACCTTGGCACCAGTCAGCGCTGTGGTCAGCGCGCCATTCAACTTGGTTTGGCTTAGCTGATTGGTTAGAGTCTCGGTGTCAGTCTTGTATTTATCCTGAAGGTCGGTTAACTGCTTAGATAAGCCTTCATTGTCACCAGCGTCCTTCTTGAGTGACTTGATGTCCTTATCACGGTCGGCAATCTGGGCCTTCAATGATTCTGTCTCTTGCTTAAGTGAATCAATATCACTACTTGACTGTGCTTTAGCATTATTGATATCAGCCCCGTTCAACGACAATACTGACTTAATCTGGTCCTCGTTCAACCCAATTCCTTCTAGTGCTTCTCGTTTCATTTCAAACATCCTCTCTCGCTAGATTTACGTGGTGCGACCACAAATCAAGGTAAAACAAAAAGCAGTTTTACGTCATGCTGGGGACAAAATGGGTATAAAAATAGCACTCAACATTTTGTCGGGTGCTAGGCTACTTAGCTAAACTATTTATATATTCTGCTTCAGTCATTGAATCAACATAATCTGAATACCAATCTAATTCCTCAGCACTCAACTCATCAATCCACTTAGGATATTTGCCACTGTCATCTTCAAATTCAAAGCTAGGAAAATCAGTTAATTTAGTTTTATGATGCATATCTAGTATCCATCGTTTTCTATCCTCACTAATCATGTTCAATCCCCTACCTTTCCAAATTTGAATTTATATTTATCAGAGAATTCAGTTAAAGCTATCTCTTGACTCTTGGTTTCATTATACCCTAATTTGATATTCTTTTTAACCAAATTGTTGTACCTAGTATTAGCATTAACAGGCATCTTTATTCCTGGTTTCGTATACCAATAAACGCTCCCATCGTATCCAATCGTTAATCCTAAACCAACTGTGCCTTCCTTTGATTTCAACGATAAAGTGGCAATATCACTTAGCGATGGCGGAAAACCCGATGGATGGTTGTGAATGGAAACATATTGTCCATTTCGTCCATCCTTGAAAGCCTGTTTGACTTGGCCGTTGTACACAACACCTTTAGTTTTTCTTGCTTGGTTAGACACAGCAATTGTTCTTCCAGTCTCACCATCTAGCAAGTAGTAATCTTCAAACGGTGTCCCATTACGATGTTGAAGCATATGTCTAGCAACTGTTGCCACTGAATCGCTTATGGCTGCCGTTCTAGGGCTTCGCTTTAGTTTATCTGCAAAGGCTTGACTGCGAACATAATTCAGGTTAGCCCCATATTCACCAGAGCTGGAAGCCATTTCACGTTCACGAATGACCATCCGCTTCCATTCGTTGAACTTAATGTCCTTGATCATCTTGTCTTTGCCAGTCTCAGGGTCCCGTGACCAACGTTCAGTAACACCGGGTAAGTCTTTAATATAAGGAACCGTCGTACAGCGACACCGCGCATGAATCAGTGGGTAGTTGATACCAACAATTCGCTTATCCGTTCTGAATATCTGACCATCTAAGCGCCCACAAGTGTCACAGGTATGGCTTTCGAGCGTAGCCATATACTCATATTGTTCAATTTCGTTTTCTTCGTAACTCTGAAAAGCTGCTTCTTCAGCAACATGTCCCATTTCAGAAACCACTAATCGATGAATATCATTTCGCTTAACATCCTGAAAACGAGCATGAAACATTTGAGTGACCTTCTGTGGGCTCCAGCCAAACACCGTACCACGAAGAACAGTGTCCATTAGGTAACTCGGAAGTTCTTGTTGGTAGTCCTTCCAGATTCGCTTAGAGAAGTCCTTGCCATCTTCCCCCCATGGTTGAGAAGTAGCTATCAATAACTGTGCCTCGTTAAAGTGAGCGAAATTCGCGGTAAAGGCACCCTTTTGAGCTTGAATGTTGTAGGTGGTCCGCATGTATGTGTCGTCATACTGGTCAGCTAACGCCTCACGCATAACCTCGGTACGATGATTGGCAAACGACTGCGTTAGTTGTCGCAATTGTTGTTCCAAGTCTTGTAATCGAGCAACTCGGCTGCGGAAATACTCGGCATCCAGCTGGTCTTGGTATCCACCAGACTTGGCTCGTTCCTCAAATTGCTTGAGAGTGAGTTGCCAATGCTTGGTGTTAATACCAGCCATAGCTTTCTTGGCTTCTTCTTTGTCGATACCCTTGGTGTTGGCATACCGGACGTACCACTTTTCCATCTCAGCATGTAGCTCACGGTATAAGCCATTAAGCTCTGGTTGAAGCGCCTTTTCATAGGCCTCAGCATTCTTAATTTCTTTGGCTTTAGTTTGAAGGTGGCGCCGTTCCCAGTAACTAAGCTTCGTCATCGTCCTCACCGCCTACATTATCGAGAGCGTCGGGATTATCGTAGCCATCATGCTTAACGATATCGTCTTGCCGGTCTTGGAGTTCCTGCTGTGGATCATCCACAATCGGATTAGCCTTGGCAATGGCTTCGTCACTAGTGTATTGAGCAAGCTGTGCCACAATCTGTGCTTGTTCCAAGTCGTTCTGGATAGCCGTTCGTGTCCAAGTCTGATTAATCTTCCGACTATCAGCATCAGATACTTTAAGCCACGTTAGAATGGCCCGGACTAACTCCGTGAGAGCGTCTCTAAAGTATGATTCAGTAATAGACGCCTTCAACTCTAAATGACCATAGAGCGCTCGAATCGCCGTCCCTGAAGCATTGCCAATCTCTTTGAAGTCCACGGGGTCAATCCCTTGTGCTTCAACAAATAGGTCTGACTTGGTGACTTCCAGCAGCGCATTGCGGGCTTCCACAGGAATATCAATGGTCAGCTTATCAACGCCTGACTTATCACCGGTACCTACACTGTCCATCTTAATAGCATGGTCTTCTTTGAGTGCTTTCATGAAGTCAGAGAGTGACTCACCACCGTAGTTAGTAAGCACTAGGATAACTTGTTGGATGTCATCAACATCGTTCACAAAGCCGTTGTACACATTGTCGTAAACGTCAATCAGACCTTTATACTTCAGCAATTCTGGACGTTGATACTTGTTTTTAGGGAAAGCGATAAAGGGAATCCGACCCATGCTATGAGTCAATACAGCACCGGTGCCAGTCTCATCCCCACTCGTCACATCATAGAGAGTGAAGCGATCATCATACAGAGACAGGTCGCTGTAGTCATTGGCTTCGGACTTAAACACGGTCACGTCCTTGTCGGTCCAATATTCATGAACCTTAAAGTACTTACCTGTCTTGGGGTCAAGTTGCTTGTAACTGCGTCGTAGGGCCAATAGCTTGCGGTCTAAATCGCTGGAGTAGATTGGCACTACTTGATCAGGCGGCACGATACCATAACGGAACTGGTCACTTTCATCAATCCAGTAGTGCAACCAAGCTACTCCGGCGTTGGAGGCATCCACTACCATTTGGTTAAGACGGAGATTGAAGTTGTCTCCTAGTGTGTCTTTAATCTCATCGTTGAGCGTGTCATTCTCCACATCAATAGTTGGTGGCACAGTAGCCACATAACCAGCCTCCTGGTCCACTAATAGTTGGTGAAAGTTGCTCGATACGCGATTATCGGCCCGTCGTAACGGCTCGTCTTTGCCAGCTTCATTCAACTTAGACTCGCCGTTGTTACGATTAGTGATGTCGTTCTTATTAAAGTAATAGTGAAGGGACTTGTCGAACTGATTGGCAAACTTAACTCGCCGGCCGTCGGTGTTCTTTAGTAGCTTCTTCATTGTCTCTACTTCCAAGGTCTGAAACCTCCCTTCTTCATAAGTGATTCGAGTTCATATCTAGTCTTATCAATTGAGTGATCGTTGCCATCAGGGTAGCCAGCTTTGAAGTTGCCGTTAGGGTCACGGGCCAACTCATAGCTGGTAAACTCGCGAGCTGTGTTTGGACACCGCACAGGGTCAATCACAATCTCTCGTAAGTCTTGCAGCCACTTGAAGCCATGTTCACGGCTACCAGGTCCCTTGCGAGCACCAACAACGTTCAATCCATAGTCCCGGAACTCAGCGATAGTCCGTGGTTCAGCAGAGTCAGCGGTGATAACCTCATTCATCGGATTAAGCTTCTTGATAGCTTCCACTGCCTCTCGGTTAGTCATACCGACTTGATAAATTTCATTAAACAGAAAAATACGGCGACGTGCTGAATCCCAGTACACATCCCCGTAGGCTAATGGATCATGGGCAAACCCAAAGTCCATGCCGTGATAGATTTTATCAAAATGTGAAATCTCTTCGTCTGTAATTTCTCGGATAGTTAAGTTGTTGAAGACCTCGGCACCCGTCCCAGTAACCTCACCCAGATATTCGTGAGCGTAGGCCTTCGGATTGTCCTTTTTGAGCTGTTCAGCATCGGCTAAAAATTCCTTGCTAAGCCAGCTTCTTGGTACTGACAAGTAATCACTTTCGTGTACCAAAGTGTCCTCACGGTGTCCCTCTTCTTCTCTAGCCTGGTTGACCCATGAATTGACTGAAGCTGGCGGGTTGTAGCTGTAAAAAGTCACGATATCGGAGCCACCCCGGTTAAGTGACTGGTTAATATTCCGGATTTCTTTGAATCCCTTGAAGTCGGCCACTTCTTCAAAGTGCTTAAACTTCGTGTAACCGTGCCGGAACTTCTGTGACTTAATTTTCTCCGGCTTATCGGCCCCCTTGAACCGTATCTGCTGCCCGGTGGGGATGTAAGTTAGCTGCATAGGGCTCACTGAGTCTGACCACAGATGAGAGACGCCCAGAGTATCAATTGCCCAAAGGTATTGGTCGTAGACTGACTCACGTAGGTTAGAAGCGTACCGTCGCATGACTACTGCATTGGCGTCCGGGTCCTTCATGACACCCAACACAATTTCGAGCGAAATAAAGGAGGACTTGGTTGACCCACGTCCTCCTGATAACCAATAATTCGAATGTTGACGGTGCTTGATGTCTTGGTGCAGCTGGTAGAAGCTCGGTGCCATCGAATTAGCAAGGCTGATTCTAGCCATCTTCATCACTCCCAGCGGGGATGTCGTCGGTGATTTGCATGGGACCGACTGTTGCGGTTACGTCGCGTTTCTCCGTCCACATAGCTAGACGCTTACCGAGAAGTTCAGCCGCTTTAACCCGATCCTTAGCACCAACTTCCACATCAATGTAGATTCCCTTGGCCGTAACAACCGATTCCGTCTCTTCGCCACGCATTGTAGCAGTAAGATACTCCAGAATCTCCTACCGGTCGGCAATCTTGCCATCGGATATCTCTTTACGACGCGATTCGATATAAGTAGCAATTGCAGGTTTTTGCAGGTTCTCAGCTCCTATTGAATGGGCGCTTCGTTTCGCATAACCTGCTAGTTCAGCGGCCTGCGTTGCATTACCGCTAATAATATATTCGTCAGCAAACTTCTGCTGTTTTACTGTTAGTTTCTGCATTTTGCAGGCCTCCTTCAATGAAAAATTAATTGGTAACGAAAATAATTTTGAAAATATATATACTCTCACTAATTGCTGCTGACAAGCAGCCAAACATAAGTGCAACGCTCATTATACTTATGTACGACTTTGCCATATCTGGGAAAACGCTAATTATAATGATTGCCAGTACAGATGTAATAAAGTATAGAAAAGTTGCAATAATTATTCTCTCCAAAAACTTCCTATCAGTACCCAGCTTACGTAACCAACCCGCACTCAATTTTGGGACAAATGCTAGTGCTGCCATGAATATGGCCGTAGCCAAACTAGAGAAGGAAACTACATTTGAAATAGAATCCTGATAGTTTGGCATCTTACTTGGTGACACTTTTAAAATCAGTATTGCGCAAAATGTTACTACGAAAATTAAAATAGAAAATTTATTTCTACGAATCCGTGCCTTTATCATCATCCTCGTACACCTTCAATGCTATTGTTTTCTGGATGAATTCAACTTCACTTGCAAAAGCCTTAGCTAAGTAATTAAAGTTATCACGAATCGTCATTCCCACAGCTGCATCAAACTCAATGTAACCTCTATAGTTCAATTTATTCGTAATCAAATCAAAAAGTACTTCTTGGCCGTTTTTGATTCCTTCGACTTTAATTGACTTCACGTCATCAAACTCATCCACCCCAAGTTTAGAGTCCACAAAACGCTTAATTCTGCTTTTTGTCTTCTCTTTATTTAGACTAACAGACTTCATTCTAACTTCAAACTCATCTGCTTCCAGCTCATTCGCAAGAGCTATATCTCCCATTTCTGACCTAGCATCGTCTTTCTGATCATTCGCATCCTCAGTCTTAGATACTTTGTAGTCAACAGCTGTAATAATTGTCATATCGTCTAAATCCTTTATCCCCTTTTTATCAGGAATAAATGCTAACCTTAATCCTTGTGTATCAAATATCTGTTGTGAGAACTTCTTTAACGCCCACAAATTGACCCCTCCAGAGGTTCTCCCGGCCGCTACCACAGAATAGAATGGGTCAACTATAAACTGTGAATCAACTAGTGGACCAACTTGATTCATATCCACATCATCATCCGACAAATCCACGACTTCTTCTCTATCGCTAACCACTTTTGATAAGTCTCCGTATTTAATCTGCTGGGCGGAGTCAACCTTTGCAATATTAATTGCGAAGCAATAATAATCTACTGTATCTTCTCCATAATTAATAAGCTTATTCATGGGGATTTTTTGGATTGCTGAAATATAATACCGCACATCTTCAATCGTCAATTCATCAATGTCGTCATAACTTTTCTTAACGAATAGCTGAAAAATATGGTCTATTTTACTTTTCAAATCAAACTTGTGCTTTCCTTGTTGAAGTTCATAAAATGCAATTTGCTTTTGACGCTGAACTAAATTTGACATACTATCTCCTCCAATTATCAAACATATTATATTTTAAGCATAACAAAACCCCAGCATTACTGCTAGGGTCAGTCTGAAGGAGATATATATTAATTATTGTAACGTCCAGTCTCAAAGACTAAACATAATATGACTGAAAGGATTCGAACCTTCCGCATACCGACTACAGCCATACAGATAGTGCCAAGACTTAATTCTCACCGTCGTGGTATTTCTAGCCTGTTTTGGGCCTTCTCAACTTGACATTACTCTTTACCGTGATTTAATCACAGCAACATCGCGGGTAAGGATTTGCACCTTACAGTTTTCAGACCGAACATAGGAACCATCAAAGCCTCTTATCCCTAAATCCAGTTGCGTCTACCTATTCCGCCACCGCAATACGCAATCAAATTTAATTTATCTCAATGTTACTATAGTAATCCTTTTATTCGGCTATTTGTGGACACTCATTCGGCGCGTTTTGGATATGTCATTTAAAGCATCAATGCCAAACATCATGATTGAGAGATCATCAATCTCCTTCCGTTCGTCACGCCGAATTGTTTTCTCATCAACTCGATAAAAATCGGCTAAAATGTGCTTTTGGTGCACTCTGGTAATCCCTTGGTATCAAAGGGATTGACACCACTTTTCACACCCAAATGGTGCACTTTATTTTCTCCAAATAAGTAATTTTAGCGTTATTTTCGTAAAAGTGCACCAAAAAGTGCACCGAATTATCGTTTTACACCAATTTAAAGCGTCCTCAGCAAAACAAAAACGCCGCCAACTCAACGGTTGACGACGTTTTGGAAAGATAAAGTTCTTCAATTTAAGGAGAGTACAGGATTTGAACCTGCGCGCCGGTATTAGCCGGTTCGACGGATTTCGAGTCCGTTGCATTACCACTCTGCCAACTCTCCAAGTCATTACTCTATATATTTTACCAATAATGACTATAAATGCAAGTGGTTGAATAAATTAAATAATCCGTTGCACCAAATCTTCCGGTCGAAAGGGGTCAATCCAAATGGGCTGACTGTCCATCAACGCCAGTGGCATCATGTTTGTACTATCCAACTTGGCCGCTAAAACTTGTTTGTCCTCTTTTCTGGCCATTAAAATTTCCCAATCCGTCCATTCTGATTGCCATGTTCCCCGACTAATGATGATTAACAGTTGGTGCGACTGTTTGATTTCCCGATGGACTTCTCGGCGGAGTCGTCCCGACTGTCGACCGTTAAACTTAACTGGTGGCTGCTGTTCATGAAAACTGATCGTTGGAAACTCCCATTCTTGCTGCGCCCATTTCTGGAGTTGAACCTGAAACGAACGAGCTAGCGGGTCGTTAGACTGGTAACTGATAAAAAGATCGCTCATGTGTAAAACTCCTTTCTGTTTTAACTTAGCCCCAGTGTAAACTCTTAATAAGACAAAGCCATTACAAAAATGTTTATTTCTTATGAATACTATAATAATTAGGCAGTTTCAAAATTTTATGCGTCGTTGCTATTTGGCATCTATTGTCGGTTTAATTGTTCCTTCGATTCTCTATTCGACCTACGAAATCACCGTTTGTTAGTTTCAAATTCAGTGATTTGGCTGAGAGTCACTAAGATAGTTGCAAGCTTATTCTGTAATCGGTTACACTAATCTTAGTATAATCCTAAAGAAGGTCAGATACACATGGATTTTATTGATCTCACCCCAATTGCATTGCGGCATACCCCCCTAGGCACTCGCCAGCAGACACCCAAGCGCCATGACTGGCAGCTTGACTGGGAGACATTAGCCGCCCTTATCCACGACAATCAAGACGTCATTGCAGTCGTTCAAGCTGGCTTAGCTGAAGACTGGTTAAACACGCAAGGTACCATTTGGGACGACCAACGAGGATACTATCGTTATCCCAATGACAATCGTGAGCCCGATGACACCGTCTTTTGGGCGGCTTCAACTTGGGCAACGCCAGCCATACTGGTCATCTTTCACAACGAGTTGGCTAAATCATTTGCCTGTTACAAGAATGGCCGGGACCCTGATTTTCACTACCTCGGTCGTCGCCCCTAACTCTTTGCTAAGATCAACTTATTTTTTATCGTGAAGGAAGGTCGTTACTTTGCGCATCATTTTGCTGGTCATCATTACGGTCGCCCTAGTTATTGCACTCTACAGCTATTATCTCTCACGTAAGAATCAATAATGGCTCACCTGGCCGACAGCTCAGCAAGTTGTCGGCTTTTTTAGTCATAGGCATATTCATTGCACATCCGTCTAAGTTCAGGCATAATTCAGTTATTAACTAATCAATATAATTAGTTAATAATTATGGAGATGTTGCCATGAACATGACTAATGTCACCGGTACCGCTCTCTTTTTTCAGATTCACACTGTCCGTCCCTGACGACCCCGTTCGCTGGGGCCGCCCGCCACCACTACGGATTATTCTATTGTCGGTCGACCATCCTCGGTGAGGGCCCTCATCCTCACCGCCTCGACCACATGCATCTCATTTAACTTGATTTATCCCCCCCGAAACCAGCTACAGCTTAATTGTCGGAAACAGAGTGATCCCGGTCACTCTGTTTTTTCGTGGACTGCTCTTTTCAAAGCCAGCCTAACCAGCTTATAATGGAGTATTGACTTTTTTAGGAGGACTTTCTTTTGAATGATACACAGCCTCATCGTCAGTGGTTTCTCTTTAGTATGATGATGATTGCCGCAAACTTGCGGTTGCCCATCACCATCATCCCCCCACTACTGACCCACATTGAAAAGACGTTTGCGCTACCTAGCTCTATGGCCGGCCTGCTCACGTCGATTCCACTCATCACCTTTGCCGTCTTCTCACCAATCATCGTCCGGCTAGCCCAACGTTGGGGAAACGAATTAACGGTGTTTCTGCTCTTCTTCCTCCTAATTATTGGGAGTTACCTACGAATTATCCCCACCGTCCCCGCCTTATTCGTTGGGACCTTTCTCATCGGCATTGGGATTGACAGTGGAAACGTTCTCGTGCCCGCACTTATCAAGGACCACATGGCAACCAATCTACGGCTCGGTACCAGTCTATACACGCTATCCATGTTACTCATTGGTGCGATTGGAACCGCCTTGTCCGGACTCCTGATCTCGCACATCAGTCTCGGCGCCACCATGAGCATTCTTTCCGTTTTGAGTGTTCTGGCTCTGCTGACGTGGCTTCCCAATTTAAAGGCCAAACGGCAAGCTGGTTTAACTGCCGCACAAAAGGCGCAGGTTCCCCACTACCAGAGTGTTTGGCATCAACCCCTAGGCTGGCTGATCACCCTTTTCTTTGGCCTACAATCACTCGTGTATTATGCCATCATTACTTGGCTACCTAGCATTTTAGCGACTCACGGTGTCTCAACGCTAAGCGCTAGTAACCTACTCACCTTACTCCAACTTAGCGGACTGCCACTATCCTTTATGGTGCCCTACCTCTTCAGTAAAAAACATGGTGTCAGCATTCTCTTAGCCATCATGACCCTCGGTTACGTTATTGCCCCACTGACCTTTATCCTGCCCACACACTCATTAGTCTTTCTAACCATCATGTGTCTCATTACCGGGCTGGGATCCGGGGTCGCCTTCAATCTCGCCATCCTCTTCTTCACGGAAAAGACGACGAACCCGTACCAAACTGCCGCTATTTCCGGCATGGCCCAATCAGCCGGCTACCTGCTAGCTGCGGTGGGGCCCATCCTCTTCGGCTATCTCCAACAATTTACCCACTCCTGGACGCCAGTCATTTGGCTACTCGCTTTGTTTGCGGTCGCCCTGACCCTCTCTGGCCTAATAATTCAACGACGTGGACTAATTGCAGAATAG